CAAGGCGAAAGCCTCGCCGATTGGTTCGCTATGAATACGAGAGAGAACATTTTTAAAGATGTTGTTTTACCGCTAGGGCAAAGAATAACGGATTTATATAAGAGGGGTTACAAGGTTTTAATTTGTACTTCTCGCTCACTCTCAAAAGATGATTTAGAATATTTATCAGATATTTTATATGTGCCTTTTGGGGTTAAATTAATTTCAAGAAGATTAGGAGATCAAACTCCCTCTTTCACAATGAAGAAGAAAAAACTTTCATACCTTGAGAACTTTAAGCACTCAAGGGAGAAAATAAAAATTCTTATAGATGATGAGGAACAAAATCTTTTATCTTTTGAAGAATTAGGCGACAACTGTTATGGAATGTTCCCCGATCAAGCGGAGCATTTCATTGAGGTTGTTCTTGATGTATAATTAAGGTTCAAGGGGAGCGACCTTTAACGCTCCCCACTTTAGGAGAAAAAAATGTTACATAAAATTTTATTAATTGTTTGCACTTTGGGGGTGGTGGGGTTCGCCGCGTTAGGGTTTCAATGGGGAATGGATGCTTGCTATCACAGAGGCTCTTCAATTGCTGATGTTGGAATTATCCATTTATCAGGAATTATTACGGGACTTATATCAGGATTATTAATTATTGAAATCACAAGGGAGGACTAAATGTTAGGATTAGCATTTTTAGGATTTTCGGTTACTTTGGTGGTTGGTTTAATTTGGTTATTTGCGAGCGAGGGAATTCGTGAGCAACTAAAAGAGATAAATCAGCTTGAGACAAGAATTAAAAAACAGGCAAAAAGCAAAACGGATTTTGCTAAACAGGAATGGACAGATTTGGCAAAGCAAAAAGACTTGCCACGATTTAGAAACGATCCTGTTTTTGCTGATAAAATTGTGAGGGGGATTGAGAAAAAATTAAAAAACACAACTTCCTAAAGGGGGTGGCGCTTTCATCTGTTGGCAATTTTGCCATTAACATTAATTAGACATTTGGTCAGATGATTGCGCTACTTCTTTAATTTCTAAAAATAAATCTGTTGGCACTTTTGCCTTAATTTTTACTTGCAATCAAAAAACAGATTTATTTTATAAGGGCATTTTCGTGATGGGCGAAGATGCCCTTTTTTTATGGGCGCAAGATCCTAAATGAGAATGATTCTCAACAAAAAAATGTGAAAAAAAGCTTGACTTTTTTTCAAAATCGTGCCTCGGAAAATTGACAGGCTTGACTTCACGGTTTAAAATTACGTAGTAATTTTAAACCACGTCTGTTTAACAAACCCAAAAGCCAAATGAGAATGATTCTCATTTGACCGCGCCGATTTTAGCACGACCGAATATATCCTGTCAACGTTTTTCGAAAAAATAAATTAAATAATTCTTGCGCTGGTCTGCTAAAAATGAGAAGATAAGCACATGGAAATATTTAAAAGAAAAAAATATATCTACACAGAATACGAAGATGAGCATATCGTGAATCTTGAGCAGGCAAACGTGCCTTATGAAATCCGAGAGGAAATCGCATTTCTTGAAATGCTGAAAAAAGGTTATCTCTCTGTTTCGGTGATTGGCGAATTGCTTGTTGTATTCGGTTTGATTTGGGTATTTTTCATTAACTAGGAAAAATACCTTATAGCCATTTTTTGAAAAGACTGCGAGAAAGGGGCGACTGTGGGCGACTGTTTCCAAATGCGAATGAGAATCATTCTCATGATGGTGTATTACCACACCAGCACACCACCACACCGACACAGTCGCAGGCGCGCAGCGCCGAAGTGCGAAAGTGAAGTGCAAAAGTGAAGGTGCTCTGCGCCGAAGTGCAAAAGTGAAGTGGAAAAGTGATGTCTGCCGCGAAGCGGCGCCGATTATACCACAAATCGCTGAGAAAGTCAAGAAAAATTTACACAAAAAAGGGAAGTTTTTTAAACTTCCCTAGTCTGTTCTAGGATACTGCGTCAAGCAGTGTCGCTAGGTCTTTTGCATTTGCATTGACTAAGCTGTGTGCTTGTATGCCTAATGCTTTCTCGATGTCCTTGACCATTTGTGATTTGAGGACTTTAGCTTGAGCAGGTGCTCTCACTTCTTTGATGTACTCAACTTTCATGTTGATCGCTTTGCTGATAACTGATCTTAAAGTTACGCCAAATTCTGATGCTAATTTTTCTGCTACTGCTTTATCGATAGGGGCAGCGTCCCTGATTTTTTGCTCTTGTATGCTACTGTATGCCATTGTCGGTTCTCCGTTCTGATGCGGGACTATTCCCGAATCGATAAAAGAATTATAGGGGCAATCGGAAAAAATGTCAAGGATTTTTTGCACAAAAATAGAAAATAATTTCGTTTAAGGCGTCGCACCTGAGAAAATTACAATAATTGGCACAGAGGGCTTTGCAAAGCCATTTGCGGGGAGGTGCGTCCCGCGCCAAAGTGCAAAAACGAAGTGCAAAACTGATGCCGTGCCCACATAAGTGCGGATTATACCGCCAAAACCGCGCTAAGTCAAGATAAATTTACTTAATCGCACTTAATTTCGTATATTTCTGCGTAGCAGATCGATTACGCGTGCCGCCCCTCGGAGGTCGTTTGCGTGAGTAGTCCGACTAAAAGTTTTTGAAAGTATTTTGTGCAATGGAGTAGATTTTATTTGACATTCAATGCGTTTGCCTTCATAATACTTATAAATCGAAATCGGGAAGCAATTCAGAAATCAGGAAAAAATAAATGAAAGAGCGATGACGAGACAGGCTGAGAATCTTTTTAGACCAGTAGTTTCCGAGCCTTTAAATAATCCTCTGGATTGCTGACCACAGACAGGGAGTATCAATATGACAACAATAGACGTAACAATGATGTGTTTACCAAACTTTCACTTAGACAAGTTAAGGTTTGACCAAACACCAGAAGGCAAAGCTGCTAGAAAAGAACTTCAAAGAAGGAAAATGGTTGGCTTTTATATAGAATGTGAAGAAGAAAAAGCAGAGTTTATCAAAGAGCAGGAAGAAGCTGCTAGAAGAAAAGCTCTTGCAGAAGCTAAAAAGGAGGCATAATGGCGATACTAGGAAAAGGCGTAAGCTTTGAATTGAGAGATCACTTACTCTGCATCGAGATAGACACAAGTCAAGATTTCGGACTGAGTGGAAGTGGAAAGTCAAATATCATAGCAACATCATCTGGAAATAAACCTATCGAAGTAAACGGCAAGACCATTTACTTAGGACTGAACTTATACGAGAAAGTGTAATGACAGAACTTCAGAAGATGAGAGTGAGAGACTGGGTAAAGAAATACGATATAATGATCCTTACCCTTTCCTTCCTAGTACTAAGTACAACACTCATAGTGCTAGAACACAAAGGAATTATTTAGACACGACAGAAAAATAATTCTTGACTTTTTAGGTAATTTCAATCATAATACATAATATGAAATTCACTAACATAATTAATAAATTAAGGAGAAAACCAAAAGTGGCAGACACAAGTAATTATACAGTAGAACAAGTAGAACAGATGGTTAGCAGATATACAGCTGACCCAACAAGAGCGACAGTAGATGCTCTTGCAGAAGAGTTCGGCAAAAGCGTGAGAAGTGTGATTGCAAAACTAAGTAGAGAAGGGGTGTATATAGCCCAGCAGAGACAAACTAAAGCAGGTAAGCCTGTAGTCAGAAAGTCAGACTTAGTAGCAATGTTAGAGACAAAGTTTGAGGTAGAGCTTCCAACTTTAGTCAAAGCTTCCAAAGCAGACTTAGAACTCTTATTAGAAGCAATCCAGTAGTAAATCTCTAGTTTTAGATTAGAGTAGTAAATCTAATTGTTTCAGATTCCCGAGACTTCGGTTAATGAAGGGGACTCTAAGGTGATAATAGAGTATAAATTAAGTATCATAGAACAAGCATTGCAAGTTCGAAACCAACTGCGACCTGCTAACACTCAGTTGTAAAATTAACTCGGCAGGGGGTAATTGAAGCGTAGATTACGACCCGAACAATCTCGTAGCATCTCTTAGCGGTAGAGGCTTAGAAAATCCGCTTAGTGACCATTAGAGTGGTTATCGGAAGAGCGTAACGAACCGATCAAAAAATACAACGCATCACGGCAAGTAAGTGCGAAAGCATCTGAACGAGAGGCAAGTCCTCCCCCGTACTCCTCGAGCCTTAGGAGCGAGTATAAATATTGAGCATAGGAAAGGTGTCAATGCAAGGCACGACTGGAGAACCACCCTACCAGAATAAAAGAAGGGGGAAAGGACACTCCAAGAGTGTTGACAAGAGGTAAGGAACAGACTGTTATGGCGTTCCACATCGAAATTGCGTAGAAGAGGGGGCAGTTCGAAAAGTTTAATCAATTTGGCGTAAGCCAACAAAAGAGGAGTGCAAAATGTCAGTATTATTTGAAAAAAGAACGAAGTACCTAATGAGAGGTACAGCATATGGTTCATCTAATCAAAGAAAGTACGGAATCAAGTTTAGAAGTATGGCAATGGTGTCAACAGAAGAACTATTCAAAGCTTTGAATGAGGACAGAACCAAGCCTAAAATGAAGGCAAAAATCAGAAATGAGATAGTAAAAAGAGGCATCAGAATAGTAAGAAAATGATGACAGAGTTTACAGACAAAGTAGAAGAACAAAAGCTAAAGCTTGAGGCTGAGGAGTGGGGCAAGCAACTAAAATACTACCACTTCAACAATGGTGTAAGAACCATCGAGTACAATAACGGAAACAAGATGATACACAATACAAATGACGATAAAGTCAAAGTAGAAACGTACAAAGGTGAGAAGTCATTACTTGACAGGTTTATAGCCTCATTTGGAGACAAATGGAACTAGGAGTAGCATTAGTAGTAATACTAATGATTTTAATAATTATAAATAACAGGAGATACTAATATGACAAAGTTGGAAATGCAACAGATTATGCTCAATGAAGTAGTTGAGAATGATTTTGGTCGTGTCGCTGTTATTTTGGAAGGGAGAGACACAGCAGGTAAGTCAGGAACAATTCGTGAGTTGACTCACTATTTACCTACAAACAAATACTCTGTGTCTCTCAGCAATAAACCAAGTGCATGGGCTATGAAACATTGGCTCAAGTCGTGGAAAAAGAAGTTGCCCAGTGATAATCAAATCGTATTCTTTGACAGAAGTTGGTATTCAAGAGCTATGGTTCAGAAGTTGAACGGATGGTGCTCAGATAAACAATACCAAGAGTTTATGGACAAAGTAAATGAGTGGGAAAACAAACAGAAAAATGTAACTTTTATCAAGCTATGGCTTTCTATCTCGGAAGAGGAACAAAGCCACAGGATAGCTAACAGGAAAGTATGCCCTCTGAAAAAGTGGAAGTTCTCCCCTAATGATGCAAAGGCATTATCGCAATACGATCAGATGACTATTCTCAAAGAACGAGTACTAACTCATTGTGGAGATTGGCATACTATAGATTACAATAACAAGGAAGCTGGGCGACTATCTTTAATCACTAAAGTAGTAGACTTATTAAGGAGATAGAATGAAGATATTTGATGTAGAAATTGAACAGGATTTCACAAGAACAAAAACAGTAAGAATTATAGCGTCAGATGAACGTGACCTAGAAGTAAAACTAGAGGAAAAGACTCAGGGAGATGCAAGAAGAATTGGTGCTTCTGATGATTGGAACGTCTCTATCATAGCAATACATGATGAAGCTGAGTTACCTGACGCTCTCAAATACTAAAGATCGATGCACCCTCGAAGAAAGGTGGGACAATAGTTCCACCTTTTTTTATACCCGAGAGAAAAATAGTTCTTGACTTTGAAGTTAAGTTTTGATATAATATACCTACTGAAAAATCAGTTAAGAATTTTAGGAGAAAATTATAGACATACAAGATGAAGGTGAGGATTTATACTCAACCTTAATAGAAGAACAACAGTACAACCCCTCGCAAGCAGTTGAGATTCTAAAAATTTATTATAGCATGAGCGAGGATCAAGCATGGACAGTTGCAAAACGATACCACGCAAAGATAAGGAAAATAAATGACAAAATTGAAAATAGTGCCGAAAAACAATGTGATTCAGTTCCCGACTCCCATGAGGAGAGAGGAAGTAGAATTGCTAGCCTGTGAAAAGGAGATCGCAATAATAAATGAGAAAGTCAAAGCATTAGCGAATGACTTGGAACACGCTTCTAAATATCTACAAGACTTAGTAGATGAACATGAAGTACTGAAAGATGCAGTTGAAAACGGCAAAGAAATCCTCTTTTTTGAGGATGATTGGGAGGACTAGTATGGAAGATATATTAGTGTTATTAGTATTAACTACACTTGCTGGGTTTATAATTTGGTACCTAAGTAAGTATAAAAAGTAAGGAGGATGAATGTCAGGAACTAAGAGAATGTTCGAAATGACAGAGCGTATAAAGGAATTAGAGTACTCTGGGTACTACGAGAAAGAGATCGTAGAAATACTCGGAGATGAGTTTAATTTAGCAAATTATTTAGCAGAGGCTATTGTTGAGTCTTATTTCGACAATAAAGTTGCTAAAAATTTCAGTTGGGATGGAGACACAAATTATGGCAGCTAACTACACAGAAGAACAAGTAGAGGTTATGGTTGCATGGTATACTGCTGAACCTACAAGAGAAACAGTTGAGATTATAGCGAAGGAAATGAACAAGAGTACAAAGTCTGTAATCGGAAAACTCTCAAGAGAAGGTGTGTACCAGAAAGCTGAGTACCTTTCCAAAACAGGACAAAGACCTGTAACTAAAAAACAAATGGTGAACCAAATTGCTCAAAACTTGGTTGGAGATAGTACAAGACTGATGGGTTTAGAAAAAGCCCCCAAGGCAGACTTGAAGTATCTTTTAGACCTAGTGAGTGAGGAGGAAGACTTTGAGTAAAGATCCATTTTTAGATAGTATAATAAAGTCTGTCAAGAATGATAGTGGACACGCTTTTGCGATTGCAAGAGACGAAGATGGTCGATTACATCACTTGGCAGCAGAGACCGAAGAGCTGATAGAAAAGTATTGTGAGGGTTCTCTACTAAGAGAAGAACTTGCGATAGAAGAGTGGGCATCTTGGGTTACACCAGCCGTTGTGGCTAAAGATTTCAAATGGGTGGGCGAGAGTAGGAATCCCTACAGCATCTCCAAACCTATTTATAAGTATGATTCTGAAGGAAACTTCGAAGGCTATAGGGAGTTCAAAGAAAAGTTCTAGGACTCCTTCACGCCAAACCGTTTATACCAATATTAACTAGGGGAAATTCCTCCTTAACCCTTATAATTGTACGCAGTCGTATAGGTAATTTTACATATATAGTCTTAAAAATATCGGCGATTTGGTGAAGTTGTGTAAGTGGGATTTGTTTGAGGAAATCAATTAAGACCGAATAAGGTGTTACGGTCGTCGTTATTTAGATGGTCGTAATAGTTGCAACAAAAATTCTCAACAACAATCTCTCGACTACTTCCGAGATGTCTCTCCTGAGGGAGAGCCACTCCTCGTGTCTCGAGGATGTTGAGAGTTAGAGAGAATTCGTTGTTTGCGTTGTCAACTACTAGATTTATATATATTTTATCACACTTTTTAACATATTACAAGTATCATTTTTGCGTAGGTGGATGACGGAAGGACCTGTATGGTGCAGAGAAAACAAAAATAAAGTGCATTTATGACTAGTTCAAAATAAAATTGTTTGCTCCAGAAGTGCTTCACCAACGCAGGTATGGTATCTGCTTGGTCTCGAGAGTATTATTGTGGGTATTTTACCAGTGTCGAATTACATTGGCAATAATAAAAATGCAAGTTATCAGGTTAAAAAGCACTACAGAAGTGCGAAAAAGAGCAACGGTATCAGCATCTCTTTGTGTACCAATTTTTGCTCCTAAGCTTTTTGCCCATAAAGTCCAAAGTCTTTTCATAGTTTTTTGAGTTCTCTTGTTACAATTTTTTCTAAACTTTTTTCATCTGGCATTGAGTCGCCATAGAGTTCTCGACATTGCATCTCGAACTCTTCTTTTGCAAAGATACGTTCCCAGTTTTCTGAGAACTTCTTATGATTTGTAGGTCTTTGCTTACTCCCCTTGCTCATAGTTTATAAAGTCTTCCCATGAGAAGAAATCTTTTCTGATGTGACACCAGAACTTTCCTTTGTATGCGTTGTGTGTTTCCATTTTGTGTTTCTCTATTATATCCTTAATTGTTTTCATCGTAGCCATCGTGGTTCAGGCTGAAGTCCAGCCTTTCTTTGCTTTTGTTTACAGCGAATGGTTCCAGCTGCTTTCTTCTTACGAAGTTTATCAGACTTCTTCGTGTAGTATTGACGTTCACGAACTTCTTGCATCTTTCCTGTCGCATCCACTTTTCGTTTCCAGCGACGCAAGGCTTGGTCAAAACGACCTTTATCTACACGAACAGAAGTCAATTTAAATGTGCCTCGTCTTGTTTAGTGATATTCTGCATTAACCTTCCCAAGTCATTTGCGATACCCAGTTGGTTATCGAGTGTAACTTGCATAAACTTTACAACCCATGCCATATCGAACATGAATTGATTATTCTGTGTGTCGATTCCTCTTCGTTCGAATTCTTCTATGAGAAGCATGGATAGTTCTTCGTTTATCTCTTTACTTCTTTTCATAGTTGTATAGTACTCGCCCGTAAACTCAACAACATTGTCTTTCATTGGTTTCATAATTATCTCCGAGTAGAGTCAAAACTCCACCCCTTTTTGCGTAATCGCGCAACTCTTCCTCGTATCGCCTCTTCAGTTCTATTTAGCATTACTGATATTTCTCTCACAGACTTGTTACCATAATATTCTTTAAGATGGTAGTCCTCTTCCTGTGTCCAACGAGGGTTTTTGATTTCATATTTAGTTTTTCCATTCACAGTTATATTTTATCAAAATCAGGAAAAGAAGTCAAGAACTTTTTTCGATTATGTGGAAAATATTTCTTGACTTTGGTAGTATAATTTGCTACAATATATGTTCAGGAGAAAAATTATGAACGAATATGAACTTATAACTTATCTGCTTATCTTATCAGGAGTTTCTTATACTTCTTTTAAAGTAGGCGTGTCCGAAGGAATTCAAGATGCAATTTATTATTTTGAAGAAAAAGGTGTAATACACTTTACAGAAGAGGAGTAAAAAAATTGTTCTTGACTTTCGGTCAAGTTTTTAGTATAATATAAGAATGAAAAGTTCAGTTTATAACTGAGCTGTTCGAGTACTACGTCAGTAGGGGGCGGGATAGAAAGTATACTCACTTCTTTGCAATGAAGATGAAAATTAGTCAGTATACGGGATTTTCATTAACCGAGATGCCGAAAGGGTCTCACAGAGTTGTCCGAAAGGAGACTAAGGAGAAAAATTATGGTAGTTAGAACATTACCTACAATACACGACCTTAACAGGTCATGGATTGGAGCAGATCGTTTTTTCGAAAGGTTCGCTTCAATGCCTACATACGAAGATAATTCGTATCCACGTTTCAATGTAACAAAAGACGGAGGAGACTATCAAATAGAGATAGCACTTGCGGGTTACAAGAAAGAGAATATAACTATCGAAAAGATAGATGGTAAGCTTGAGATTCGTGGAGAAAAGAATCTGAAAGATGTGGCAGACGAGTCATATCTGCATAGAGGAATAACAAGAAAAGCCTTCAAAAGAGCTTTTACTATATCAGATGATGTAGTAGTTGATAAAGCTGAGTTTGTAGATGGCATACTAACTGTTGACCTTCATGTAGAGATACCAGAAGAAAAAAGACCAAAAATAATAGATATCGTTTAACGGAGGCGTACAGGACGCCTAGATTACACAGGAGAAAGTAAAGTGTTGCATAGAATCGCAAGTGGTGGTTCTTTGGAAACGTTGAGACATCTCAGACGCAAGTTAGTAAATGTGTTGTATATTCTACCAGCAATTATTGGAGTATACGGATTTTTTGCTTTCATGCTTTGGGCAAGTTAAGATAAACTAGGTCTTTTAGAGTTATATTTATGATAACAATAACAGAATTAGCAAAGAATAAAATCACAGAGAGGCTGGGGAAAGACTTCCTCCGCCTCTCTCTTTCTGGTGGGGGCTGCAATGGCTTCCAATACCTGTGGGATATAGCTGACTTCGCTAATCCCGATGACCATGTAATAGACGATGTTATAGTCATAGACACACACAGTATGGGGTTTCTTCAAGGGTCTATCATAGACTGGAAGGAAACATTAGTAGAGACAGGGTTTGAAGTACACAACCCTAATGTAATAAGTGCCTGTGGGTGTGGCATTTCAATGGGATTTTAAATGAAACCAAGTAATCAATGTATAGAGTTAGTAAAACACTTCGAAGGGTTCGAAAGTGTAGCGTATCTATGCCCAGCTAACGTATGGACAATAGGGTATGGTCGCACAAGAAATGTAAAAGAGGGCGATGTAGTCACAGAGCTACAAGCAGAAAGAGATTTATTAGAAGAATTAGTTGAGTTCGGAGAACAAGTACTGAGTGTAGTTGACGTAGAACTTGAGCAACGTGAGTTTGATGCATTGACATCATGGACTTACAATTTAGGAGTTGGAAACTTACAGAGTAGTACACTCCTCAAAAAATTAAACGCAGGTGATAAGAATTCCGTTCCATCAGAAATGTTAAGGTGGAACAAAGCTTCTGGTAGAGTCTTAGAAGGACTTACGAGAAGAAGACAGGCAGAGGCAGACTTGTGGACAGGCTAAGAGCTAAGTTCAAAGAATTTTGGCTATGGATTATATCCAAGCTGTTTCCAAGATACACTCTCAAGGTTAGCTACAATAGCACTTGGGGAGATCAAGACGATCAAGAGTTTATAGTAAAGAAGTTTCTCAAACGACAAGAAAAGTATCTAAAGTTCGTAACACACGAAGGAGATTTAGTCGAAATACGAGGAGCAGATGGACTAAATTATAGGATAGAACAATTATGAACCAATTTTTAATAGGGCTAATCTTAGTACTTGGACTTGGGTGTTGGTGGTTGTATGGAGAAAATAAAGTACTCTCAGCTAACAACCTCGCACTTGAAGGTGCGATAGCATCACAAAAAGAAGCTATAGAAAGTTTACAGCAAGACTTCTCGTTACAGACAGAAGCCTTGAAAGAACAAACTAAAGTAAGTCAAGCAGCTCAAAGAGAATTAAATAGATACTCACAGTTTATAGCAAACTATGAGTTATCAGCAAAGATACTGGAAGATCCAGTAAAAATGGAAAGGAAAATAAACAATGGAACAAAGCACGTATTCGAAGAAATCGAAAAACTTAGCGACACTGTTGACAATCTCGATGATGGTCTCCAGTTGCAGCATGCTAGGAACTAAACAGATTGAAGTTCAAGCCAAACCGCTAGACCGCACAATCGTACAACCAGTTATGCCTAGAGAGTTAGATCTCAAGGAACCTAAATGGTTTGCTGTAACAGACAAAAACATAGAAACATTCCTTACAGATATAAAAGAACAAGAAGGTGAAGTAATCTTTCTTGCAATGTCTATCCCTGACTATGAAGTAATGGCATACAATATGCAAGAGCTAAAACGCTACATTACAGAAATGAAAGATGTGGTAGTATACTACCGAAAGGTAACCATGCCACCAAAAAAGGAGAGTAAATGAAACAAGCATATGAAATCAAACTAACAGTTGAAGTAGATGTGGAAAAGCATGGGCATCCTCGCGAGTGGGTAAAAGAATACGTAAAGGGAGATAAGATTGCTACGTTCTACGGGGTAGATATAACACCAATAGATAAAGAAGACCCAATGCATAAATGGGTTAAGGACTTCAAATGACAAAAAAGACTCAAGTAATCAGAAATAATCTGATGATGGGGATTGCAGAACTCGAGCGTCAACTCGAAGTCTGCAAAAATGTAAATGAAATCGCTAGACTAGAGCTAGAGGTTAAGGAGTTGCAAATGCAGCTCGATGGAGAAATAGATGGATTGGATTAAAGACAGAGTGTCTGAGAGAACCTCTTGGGATGGTGCAGTAATAGTCGTAGCATGCGGCTTAGTACTTCTCACAGGAGGTTTAGCAAAGTGGTTAGCCGCAGCAGGACTTGTATATGGACTGTGGACTTGCTACAAAGCTGAAAAATAGGGGGCTGAACAATGGCAATGAACCCCGGGCAGTTCTCAGGAGATATGGACAGAAACGAGGTCGAAATTGATCTTAATAAGTTCATGGCACTCCTCCAAGAAAAGTCAGAACTCAAGGACAGGATAAGGGAGTTAGAAGATTCAAAGAATAATAACCCGTGGCAGAAAGGTATCTTTCTTGCACAAATGGTAGATAGCTGGAGGATATTCCCTCGAGCATTTCTAAGTATTTATATGTTTCTTTTATATTTCGCAACGTTCTGGTTCATGGATTTACCTGACCCTAGCTTGGAACAATCAGGACTAATATCCGTATTAGTCGGAGCAGGAGCAGCATGGTTTGGATTATATGCTGGCACTCACAAGGCTCCAACAGCAGGACAAAAAGACTAAATCCTTCAGCTACGCTACGCGCAGAGTATGAAGGAGGTGATCAAGTCTACAGAATACACTCTGTTCTGCTGAAGCACAACTGACAACACCCATGAACTTGGGTGTTGTTTCCTACCTTCCCTCAAAATATTTCTTGACTTATAAACTTATTTTTAGTATAATAGCACTATGAATATTTTTATCTTAGACAACGACATTGACAAGTGTGCCGAGTACCATGTAGACAAACATATTGTAAAGATGCCCTTAGAGGCAGCACAAATGCTATGTACTACACACTGGATCGACCACTATCTAGGATATAAACCACGAAAACTGGAGAAAAATGAATTACAATTATTACGAGAGGTCAAAACTAAAGACCCCCGCTATGTACCTTATCTCCCTACTATGCATAACCACCCCTGCACAATATGGGCAAGGGAGTCCCTCGACAACTACGAGTGGCTATACTGCTATGCACTCGCTCTCAACGACGAGTATGGGTATAGATATGGAAAGACCCACAAGTCTGTGCAAGAGGTGGTACTTAGGTTACCCGACCTTAAACACCTACCACGACTTGGACTTACACCCTTTGCAATGGCAATGCCAGACGATCTTAAGTCCGATGACGCGATACAGTCTTATCGCGACTTCTACCACTTTGACAAGGCAACATTTGCCAGTTGGAAAGGACGAGACAAGCCTGAATGGTGGGATGAGGAGTTAGCAGATTATGAGAATCGTATTACAAGATAAACCAAGAATAACAGTATGTTTTCCACCCACTTTCACTAAAGAAGATAGAGACAAGTGGTTAGAAAACTATAAAGAAGGAAGGAGAAAATTACATTAATGGAAAAAGCAACATTTGACGATTATGGTAATTTTGTACTGAGTACTACTTCTATAGAAAGTTTAGATACAAGAGTATTATCAGACAGGTTACTAGAATTAAGAGAACAATGCACGCAAGCACATAAACCAGTAGAGTTTTCGCAGTTACTTACTGCATCTATTGGTATGCAAGCTGAATCAGGAGAGTTCTCGGAGATAATCAAAAAGATTATCTTTCAGGGGAAAGAATACACACCCGATGAAAGGTTCCATCTCAAACGTGAGTTAGGAGATGTCCTTTGGTATTGGGTACAGGGTTGTACAGCACTAGGCTATACACCACAAGAAGTGATGGAAGAAAACATCAAAAAACTTGAAGCCAGATATCCAAATGGTTTCGAAGTATCAAAATCAGAACATAGACAAGAAGGAGATATATAGTGGAGAAGAGAAAAGTACCTGCGCATCATAGACAAGCCTTTGCAGAAGTAGAAGCTTGGCGAGAAGATAAAAAACTATTTGGTGCAGAGATAGCAGAGCAGATAGCTATAGATAAAGAAAGGAGAGACATATAATGGCAAACCATGTATATTTCGGAGTCGGTATAAATGGAAATGAGAAATGTTTGAAAGCATTTAAAGATGTTATGAAAACAGAGAAGTCTCATTTCTATACTGACACAGAAGGAAAGAAACATTATCATGATACAGTTATCGACATAGATAAACTTGGGTTTATGCCTGTCGGAACTTATGATGAAGATGACTATTTAGAAAACTCATGGGAGTACTACGTAAACAACGTTGGTGCAAAGTGGTGTCACATAGAAGACCTCGGAGAAGAATACTTCTCAGGGTACTCTGCATGGTCACCTCCAGTAGAGTTAATTGAGTATCTAAGCACATACTTGTTTCAGTTTGATTCTGCTCACACAATTAAGATGTCCTATGAAGATGAGTTCAGAAACTTTATCGGAGTAGCTCATGTCGAAGGCGGTACCTCCTCAGTAGAAGAAATCGAATGGGATGAAATATCCGAGTGGTTAACAACTGAGTTAGGTATTGAAGAACTTGGAGAAGACTTTGATTGGTCTGAGCCAAGAGAAAAGCTTGGTGATACACCAGCTGATGAGTGGCTAGACTATAAAGTGTGTGATTGGCAGGAGGAGAATTAATGTCAGAGGAGAAAATTAAATACAAGTTTAATGAAGACCATATATTGAAGGTATTGAAAGGATATATAGATATAACCTATGAACAACACTATGGTCAAGGAAACATTCAAACTACAGAAGTTATTTTTGACTCACAACACGGTGAAGGATTTTGTATAGGAAACATAATGAAGTATGCCCAAAGATACGGCAAAAAAGAAGGCAGAAACGAAGCAGACCTATACAAGATTATTCACTATGCAGTAATATTGCTCGGTATGTTAGATAAAAAAGAAGAGGCTAACTTTATCGAGTACGAGAAACAACTACAAATGGATATGGATTAATATGGCGAAACGAGGGATTAGAGCAAGAAGCTACGAAGATTTAAGTGCTGCAAACATCAAAAGGGTGCTTGCAGCTTTAGAAGAAGGGGTTACAAAGAAAGTAGCCTGTGAGATGTTAAGAATTAGTTATAATACTACAAGACTAAATAACATTTTAGAAGAGTATCATGCCGAACAAGAAAGGATAGCAACTAGAAAAGCTATGAACAAAGGCAAGCCAGCCGCAGAGCATGAGATCAAACAAGCAGTGACAGATTATATCGAAGGCGATAGCATCACAGACATTGCAAGAACCTTATACAGGTCACCAGCATTTGTCAAAGGTATTATTGACAGAATTGGAGTACCTAGACGACCTGTAGGAGAAGAAAAAGCATCAGAAGTATTACTACCTGATGTATGTATAAAGGAGGAGTTCCAAGAAGGTGAAATAGCTTGGAACTCTCAATATCATATGCCATGTATTGTAGGGCAAGAGTGGACAGTTGAATATCAGGATTCTATGCCTGGAATTAAAACTCGAGACTATGAAGCACAGTATGGAGCAAAACTCTATGCCGTGTACAACTACAATTTATATCATTATGATGAATCAATCAAGACTTTAGGTTGGTGGTCTGGCAGAAAGAAACTCGGTTTCAATAGCCACTCACTTGCATATCGTCTAGGAAGTCTCGAGCACTTAAAGGAATATGGAGTAACGTTCGAGTGATGAAAAGGAGAATAGATGGAATTTTTGTATTTCTATTTATTATTTGCTTTTTCAGGAGCTTTTACAACAATGATAACAGTCTGGTATCCTGCCTTTGAGGCAGCCAGACTGATTGACCCGAACAACATTGTTTGCAGGAAACGAGGACTCTACTTGTTTCTGTGCTTTGGGTTTTCACTTGTATTTGCACCTGCATTACTTATAATAATATTAAACACGGAGGAGTTTACAAAAGCATTTGTACTCTCCATACTAGGAAGAAACGAATGAAAGATAGATTAAAAGCCGCACTTGAGAAAAAGTACGAAGGTGAAATAGCAGCCGCAAATGCTAACATAGAAATATACTTAAAGTACCCCGTAGGTATAGGAGAACACTCAGATGTAGTAGCTGCGATCGACGAACAAGTTGGGATCGCCGCTACAGCAGAAGAGAAGTTAAAATATATTAATGGAGTCAAATAGGAACCTGACCAGAAGAAAAATACTTCTTGACATTTGGTTCATAATTTAGTATAATAAAAAATATGAATGAAGATACTGACAATAAGTATGGCACTCCAAAGAATGAGTACGAACGGGAAATCCGCGAACTCAATCGTAAGCTGTACGGTCTGTATCAGAAAGTAGAACAACTAATGAAGGAGAATTATGAACTGTCCAAATTGCAACAGTCTCAACATAAATCAGAGAGCTGATATCGTACAGTACGATGTCAACGATAGACCTGTAGCTATAGTCGTACCTGTTATGACTTGCAAAGATTGTGCAGAGAAGTGGACAGACGATAGGGCAGAAGATGCACTATGGAGAGCATCGCACTAATTATTTCTTGACTTTATTAGAACTATCTTCTATAATATAAATATGGGAGACAGATTTTATCAACAACAACTCGAGGCGACAGGTTCATACCCTGGCTTTCGAGGTACAAAACGGAGACGAAGAATGGCTTGGACAGACGAATCAAAAGAACAAGCGGTTAAAATGTATACAGAGGCAGAACCTACTCCAGAAACGAGTATGGAAATTGTCAAAGATATAGCTGAAGAATTAGGCGAGAGCCCAAATGGAGTCAGAATGATATTGACAAGGGCAGGCGTATATGTTAAAAAGAATCCTTCAGCAGGTGGTTCATCAGGCGGCAGTACTGGTGGTGGTAGAGTAAGTAAAGATGCTATGCATCAAGAACTTGCTGGTGCTATCACAGACGCAGGTCAAGAACCCGACATGGATATTATATCAAAGCTTTCTGGTAAAGCTGCACAGTATCTAGCTGGAGTTATAAACGCAGTAAACGGTTAACCCACCTGAGGTGCTAGGAGTATTGACAAGGTGCTCCTAGCATTTTTACATTCAAAATTTTTAGCATATTTCTTGGATATACTCGGTAGCGTGGTTTCTTATAATCAAAACAAAGGAATCACTCGTGAAAAGAGACGAATTTATAAAAAAGGTGACCGACTGTGGTGATGCAATCATTACTTATAGAAGCACCAATTCTCGCAAGTTAAAGTACAATGTCTGTACTTTAGATTTTACAACCCCCTACATACAGCAAAAGCGTAATAGAGCCCGCCCGACAAAAGACACAGTTCTTTTATGGTGCTGGGACACAGATTCTTATCGCTTGCTGAGACCTGCCAATGTGACGAATATTACCCCTTTATCAAGTATATTGAGGAATACACGATGGTAGATTTATTTCAGGAACCAGAATTTTATTCTCGTATTATTCACGAGAGCGAAGACGGCTACGAGCAGATACGTCTAGTAGTTAATACATTCTATGGAAAGGAGTATTTACACTTCAGAAAATATTATTTAGATTTTGAAGGTGAGTGGCAAGCAACGAAACAAGGAGTTTCAATGCCACTTGATTTATCCAATTCAAGGGAAATGTTCGCTGGTTTAGTAGAACTATTATCCCTAACAGAGAATAAAGCAGAGGTATACGAATACTTCAAGGACGTGATCGAAGACTCATATTCTTGACGCCAAACCGCAAATACTTCTTGATTTATCAAGCTATTGCCTTCATAATATACAAATGGCAATAATATACGGAAACATGAGATACAGTTTTAACGGCAAGAAACGTAAGCCACTTCCACGCAAGTCGAGGAAGGCTGCACGTAGTTCGCAAACGAAAGCAAAGATCCCTTTGCATGCACGACTTCGCATGGAGGAAATGAACGCACATACCGAGAAGTATCCTTCTTGGAATGGGGACAAACTATCGCCTTGTGTACTTGAGGACGACTCTTATAAGGAGGAAGCCAAACGCAAGTATACAGTAGCAATACCTTACAACAAAGGTAGCTATCAGGTAGTACCTGTGGAAGATTTGGAACATATCGGAAAATAATTCTTGACATGGCAACTGTATTTTGATATAATATATAAATGGAAAAATTAACGAAGTTACTAGATAAAGCAAGCGAAGGTTACTACGCAGGCGTACCAACATTATCAGACGAAGAGTTTGATAGACTAGCACAAATTGCTCAGTATGCCAAAGTTGGTTCCCCTAACGGCAGAACCCCACACGCTTTTCCTATGTATTCACTTCAGAAAATTTTTAGAGGGGATAAAAGTCCCCTTCCACAGGGAGACGTAATAGTCACGCCTAAACTAGACGGATCAGCAGTATCATTACTGTATGTAGAGGGAGAGCTTTCACAAGTTCTTACTCGAGGAGATGGGAAGAAAGGTATAGACATTACAGAAAAGTTCCTTGCATGGAAAAACATCCCTAAAAAAGTAGAGGTATCCTCTAAACTTTTTCAAGTCACGGGGGAAGTAGTTGCTCCCAAATCCGTACCCAATTCGAGGAACTATGCTGCAGGTGCTTTAAACCTGAAAGATATTCCCGAGTTCCTCTCCCGAGACTTGTTTTTTGTAGCATATGGACTTGAACCAAGCCCTATGCGAACGTGGACAGATGATATGGAATTACTAGAACGTCATGGTTTCAGTACTGTAATGGAGGAAGGCTTATCGCAATTTCCTCACGATGGTACAGTATGGAGACTTAATGACCATAAACAGTTCAAAGATTTAGGCTATACATCACACCACCCAAGAGGGGCGTTTGCATTAAAAGAACAAAAAGAAGGTGTTATCACAACTTTGCTAGATGTCAAATGGCAAGTAGGAAAGTCAGGAGTGGTCTCACCAGTAGCTATTCTAGAACCTTGCGTTATAGGAGAGGCTACAGTCAGTAGAGCAACGCTACACAATAAGTCTTACATTGAAGCACTCGGACTTTACATAGGTTGTAAGGTAGAGGTTATCAGGTCAGGAGAAATAATTCCTAGAATTGTAGGACTTGCAGAAAAATAAATCTTGACATTTGATGTCAGATTTAGTATAATATAATAATTGATAAAAAGAGTAGATGAAACAACAAGCAATAGAAATTCCTGATGTATGCCCTTCATGTGGCACATCACTAGAGTTGATAACCGATCAGCTTTATTGCAACAACCTAAGTTGCCCAGCAAAGAATTCAAAGATTGTCGAAGGTTTTGCTAAAACTCTTAGAATCAAAGGTCTTGGAACAAAGACCATAGAAAAACTTGATTTAGAGTATATAGAAGATATATACTTATTGACACCAAAGTTTATAGAGGAAAGGCTAGGTTCAGAGAAACTAGCAACGAAGTTAGTAAATGAAATCGAATTAAGTAAAAATGCTAACCTTCAAGAGTTACTACCAGCCTTTGCCATACCACTTTTTGGATCTACAGCTTCTCAGAAGTTATGCAATACGATTAATCACATTGATGAGTTAACCGAGAAGAGATGTAGTGAAGCGGGGTTAGGTCCAAAAGTTACAACTAACATCTGTAGTTGGTATGAAACAGCATACAAAAACAGATACAAAGACTTACCTTTCACATGGAAAGCAGATATTTTCGAAGGAGTACCAGTCGTAGATATAAACGAAGTAGTTTGTATCTCGGGACGCTTGACTTCATATAAAACGAAAGCAGACGCAAAGAAAGAATTAGAGAGATATGGATATCGAGTAAAAGATACTTTGACGAAAGATGTAACAATCCTAATCAATGAAAGTGGCGTAGCCTCGAGCAAAACAAAGTCAGCAGAATCAAAAGGAATAAGAATAGTAACAAATATAAAACAGCTAATTGGAGAAAATAATGGCAGTACCTAAGTGGACAGACGAAAGAACTCAAGAATTAACAGAGTTCGTGGGTGGAGAATCACCCGTATCTCAAGCGACAGTTGCAGAAGCAGCTGACCAGCTTGAAACATCTCCTAGATCTGTAAGTTCTAAGTTAAGAAAGATGGGATTCGAGGTTGAACTCGCATCTTCAGTTTCTACAAGAACTTTCAGCGAACAGGAGGAAGCAACTTTAGCAGCGTTTGTATCAGATAACTCTGGTTCATACACATATGCAGAGATTGCTAACGCCTTTGAAGGCGGAAAATATGGCGCTAAATCAATACAAGGAAAGATACTTTCCATGGAATTGACAGACCATGTTAAACCTACTGAGAAACCTGCTTCAGTCAGAACTTATTCTGAGTCTGAAGAAGCTACCTTCTTAACAATGGTAGGTGACGGCGCGTTTGTTGAAGACATCGCTGATGCTCTTGGCAAGCCCGTTAATTCAATCAGAGGTAAAGCTCTTTCTTTCCTAAGAACAGGTGAGATAGATGCTATTCCTTCGCAAAGAGAAAGTACAGCTGCTTCTAAAGTAGATGCACTTACTGCGCTAGGGGATATCTCTGAGCACACAGTTGATCAGATTGCTGATGAAATCGGCAAAACTGTCAGAGGTGTGAAAACTATGCTAACCAGAAGAGGTCTTGCTTGTGCAGACTATGATGGTGCAGCAAGAAAAGAAAAAGCGTCCAGCTAAACTTTTCAATCCTAGAGGCGTGGTTAAGGTAACTTGACCACGCTTTCTTTTGCACATAAATTTGGGAGAATAATGAATATAAGTTCAGCACTTATTAATAAGATAATTGTCGAACAGGACATGGAGACCTGGGGCTCTCTTGAATCTCATTATTTACCCACAGAATACCAACCAATCTTTCGAGCCGTTGAAACACACTTCTCGACTTTCAAATCTCTACCCACATTTGACGACTTAAAACTAAGTCTGAGAGACCAGTCTATCAAAGAAAAAATCTTTGCAATAGAAACTCTTGATGTGGATTCAGAGGCACCTCACCTACTAGAATACCTAAAAAACGAATATACGCATGGCGAAATCTTAAATAAATTAGATAAGTATGTGGATAATTCTGTTGCTATGTCTAGCGCAGAAGAACATATTCTTGCTTTAGAAGATATATCAGTAGATATGCGAAATAAAGTTGAGATAGAGGACTCGGAAGAAATCAATATGCAGAAAATCAATCCATTAGAAACTGAAGAACAGTTGAAAAACTACATACCACTCGGACTAAATACAGAGTATGATTCTAAAAATCATTTTGCGAAAACTGACTTAGTTCTGATTGGCGGACGTAGAGGTAGTGGTAAGTCTCTTGTATGTGCAAACATCGCAGTAAATCAGTATGATGCTGGTAAGAGTAGTCTTTTCTTTACAATAGAAATGACAAAAGACCAAACGTTCAGAAGAATGGCGTCTATCGCTACAGGTATACCTCTCGAGAGACTGAGGAATCGTATGCTAACTCAACAAGAGTTTAAAAGACTTGCGGAATGGAACGCAAGTAGATACGAGGGTAGTACAAATATTCTGAATGATTTTTATACGCATGGAGACTATGATAAGTTCCAAGAAACTTTGATTAAACTTCCATTGAGATTAGATAGACAAATGGATATAGTCTATGATCCAGCCCTTACTTTAGCTAAAATTAAAGCTGAAGTAGAAGTCCGAATGAACTACTTAGATATAGGAGTAGTAATTGTAGACTATATTAACCAAGTAAAACGATCCACGCTTCCAAGTAAGGGCGGACAGTATGATTGGACAGAGCAGATAGAAGTCAGTAAGACTTTGAAGCAGTACGCACAAGAACATAAGTGCTTGTATGTAAGTCCATATCAAGTTGATGCCACAGGAGAGGCACGATTTGCAAAAGGTATCTTAGATGCCGCAGACGCAGCTTACTCTCTTGAGACTTGGGAGCCTGGTGATAACTGTATGACTTTTGAGTGTAAAAAGATGAGGAACGGACCTATCGAAGACTTTAGTTCTCAGATTGCCTGGGACACATTAAAGATTGGTCCTCAGTCTACAATGACACCAAAAGAAAAAGATGCAATGAAAAAGGAAATGTCTTCAGGAGAAGATGTACAGGAGTTATAATGGCAAGTGATAGAATAGGAAAAAGGTCAGCAAAGTTAGTAGCACTACCTCCACATGAGTGGAGAACCTATAGTGCCTCTACGATACTTGAAAAAGATATAGTTGCTGAAAACATAGAAAACATACCTGTAAATGAACCACTTATGGAAAGTTTACTTGCAGAAGGTATGCATAACCCAATACTGTGCCTGAGCACTTACTGGATGATTGCAGGTGGACAGCGCATGAGAGCTATCCACGAAATAAGAAAACAAGATAAGGACTTTGATATTCATGATATGCAAGTCATGAGATTTACAGAACCTTATCACAACTTGTATTACCTATGGGGCGATATCGAAGAAAGAGACCGTATCATAGCTATTACATTTCAATTATGGGAGCTTGTATTTAAAAGTTTGTATTATGGTGCTGGCACAACGGAAACGGGGGTCGACATGACATATTACGAAGATTTAGGAGAAGAGCTAAAATGGAAACTGAACGAAGAGAAGTCGAAACAGAAGTCGACAGAGGACTGATAGCGTTTTTGGAAACAATTACTGCATGGATTATAGTTGTAGTATTATTCTTTCCAATAGCTAGAATAGTATATGAAGCAATATGAACGTAGACGAAATATTACATAAACATAAAATAGTATATCGCAATCAAGGTGCGGACTATGTTGTGTCATGTCTGAATCCAGAACATGATGATAGTAACCCGTCTATGCGTATTGATAAAATTACAGGAATCTTCAACTGTTTCGCCTGTGGTTTCAAAGGAAATATCTTTAAATACTTTGATGCCCCAGTTAGTCACCTTGAGATTAAAAGAAATAACATAAAGAAAAAGATAGAAGAAGTAAGGGCACAGAACATAGGGCTGCTTACACCCACAGATGCGCTACCATATATTGGTAACTTTAGAGGGTTGAAGCCTAAGACTTATGCTGACTTTGGAGCATTTACGCACCATGACTCACACTTTATTGGTAGAGTTGTATTTCCAATTACGGATATTACAGGTGCTACAAGAGCCTTTATAGGCAGACATCAAGATAGAACAGTAGTACCAAAGTACTTAATCTATCCTCCAAAGTCTAAGTTGCCCTTATTTCCTTTTAATGCAAAGCCTATCATGGGCAGAGTAATATTGGTGGAAGGAATTTTTGATGCGTTAAACCTTCACGATAAAGGTTTAACAAATGCAATGTGTTGCTTCGGCACACAAAATATCGATACATACAAGTTAAGTATGTTAAAATTTATAGGTGTCCGACAAGTAGATATTCTATTTGATGGAGACACCGCAGGGAGAGAGGCTGCAGAAAAAGTTGCAGACTTATGTGAACAAGTAGAGCTTTTGGCTAATATAGAAAAGATGCCTGATGGATTAGACCCAGGTGAGCTGCCAAAAGATAGAGTAAGAAAATTAAGAGAGTATTTATATGACTAATAAAGTAGCTTTGATAGACAAAGCACCAAACAGAACAGATTATGTCACTCATTTTCAGAATGAATTTGAGTTTGACCATTACCATTTGTGTAGTAATCCAGATATTAAAAAAGTTTTAAAACGTGACGTAGATATCGATATTAACATTGATGACTACGACTGGGTCATTCTCGTAGGAAGTGAGGCGCTACAGCAATTCACACCTGAGAGATCAATCACAGAGCATAGCGGGAGACTTATAGATGATAAATTCCTCCCAGTTATCAATCCTGCTATGCTCGCCTTTAGACCAGAGGCGAGACGCACTTGGGAGGACTCACTAAAAAGTATCTTAGGATATGTTAGTGGGGAACTAAAACCAGTAGATATATCTACAGAGTCATTCTATGGAATTGACAATAAGGAAGAGGCAATTGAATGGATAAACAAAGCGCTAAACGCTCCAACAGGTTATATCTCATGCGATACAGAGACTACGGGTCTGTACCCAAGAGACGGTCATATTTTAGGACTCAGTCTCGCTTACTGCAGAGATCATGCAGTATACATTTTAACAGACGTGGTAGACGAGGAAGTGGAGGTTTTACTCCAGAAGCTCTTTACCAAAAAGATCACTGTGTTTCACAACGCAAAGTTTGACTTGGCAATGTTAGAGTATCATTTCAACTTTGAGTTTCCTCGTATAGAGGACACAATGCTAATGCATTATATGTTGAATGAGAACCCTGGCACGCACGGACTAAAACAACTAGCCTTAAAACACACAAAGTATGGAAACTATGAACAAGATTTACATAATTACATAGCTGATTATTGTAAACGAAACGGAGTTTTAAAGTCACAGTTTACTTGGGAGTCTATCCCATTTGATGTGATGCAAGTATATGCCGCAATGGATGCCGCAGTTACGTATGAACTTTACGAGCTTATGCTAGAAGCTCTAAATAAAAATCCAAAACTAGTAAAAGTATACAAGGATATTCTTATTCCTGGTATGCTATTCTTAAAAGACTGTCAAGATAATGGTGTTCCTTTTGATCGTAGAAGATTAGAAGAAGCCCAGAACTTGATGGAAAAAGATATACAAGACGCCATTGAGAAGCTCTATAGTTTTAAAGAAGTAAAATTATTCGAACAAGCTCAAGGCAAAGAGTTCAATCCAAATAGTACAGTACAACTACGTAGTTTATTATTTGATGCGATTGGATTACAACCTACAGGTAAGAAAACAGGAACAGGGGCACACTCTACTGATGCAGAAGTCTTAGGACAACTCGCAGAGCAGCACCCTGTACCTAACCTGATATTAGACATTCGTCAGAAGTCTAAAATTAAAAATACTTATTTAGATAAGATCATACCACAGCTTGATAGAGATAGTAGATTAAGAACTAACTTTAATATACATTCCACAACATCAGGCAGACTTTCTTCAAGTGGTAAATTGAATATGCAACAGATACCTCGTGACAATCCGATTGTTAAAGGTTGCATCAAAGCAAAAGAAGGTAATCAGATAGTCGCTATGGATTTAACAACTGCAGAGGTATATGTAGCAGCCGCACTATCTGGAGATAAAAATCTAAGTGAAGTATTTAGGTCTGGAGGCAACTTCCATAGTACGATTGCGAAGTTAGTATTCAGACTTCCTTGCGAAGTCGATGAGGTCGCTGAACAGTATACATTTGAAAGACAAGCTGCTAAAGCTGTTACTTTCGGTATAATGTATGGGGCGGGACCGAATAAGATTTCCCAGCAAGTAACAAAGGACTCAGGCTCTCATTTTTCTGTGCAAGATGCACAAGGAGTTATCAATCAATACTTTGATCAATTCAGCAGATTGAAGCACTGGTTAGAAGAGCAGAAAGAGTTTATTGAAGCCAATGCTTACTTATACTCTACCTTTGGTAGAAAGCGTAGGCTTGAGAATGTAAGAAGTGCTGATAAAGGTATTGCAAGTCATGAAGTAAGAAGTGGTATAAACTTCCTAGTTCAATCTGTGTCATCTGATATGAACTTGCTTGCCGCAATAGATATGAATAACTATATAAAAGAAAATGGACTCAAGAGTAGAATATTCGCTCTTGTTCATGACTCTATTCTTGCTGAGTGTCCACATCATGAGATCGAGGCATACAGTAAGAAACTAGAGGAGTTTGTTCAAATGGATAGGGGCATCTATATAAATGGTGCACCTGTTGGTTGTGACTTTGAAATAGGTGATGACTACAGCATGGGCAAATACACTAAAATGTATGGTTAGATTTGATTTAGTATACCCAGTTTATGTTTTAAACTCAGATAATATCTGGGAACAAGATGGCATAGTCTTTATTGAAGACCAAGTGCTTGATGATTTAAACCAAACTGGGGATACTATTGGGCAGAGAAGGTTGAGGACACCTTTGAAAAATTTATTCCCACTTAAGTTTCAAATTGATAATGTAGTGGGGCTTATAAAACATAGAGGAAAAAACTATGTTGACACTTCGGGAAAGTATTTCTACTACGAAAAGTCAACATTTACACAGTTGATATGTCATAAAATACGGAAAGTTGAGGACAACATAGAGTCGTCTACGATTTGGCTAAAAGACATTAACTTTTCTTTTCTAGAAAAACGTCCTCCAAAGAGTACCGAGTCGTGGGCACAAGTGCTATACCTAAACGGTCTACCATGGGTTATCTACGACTTTCTTGAACAAAAGAAAAATCCGACAAGGCGAAAAATATGAAAGCAGTACTAAGTAATAGAATCTATATGAACGCGACTCCAAGTCAGCAGTCAGCTATTGACAGCACGCTTACATATACAATACCAAACCATGATCCACGAGATCCCCCTACAACAATTAAGAACATGGGGATTATCCGTAAAGATTTAATTACTTTGCCAAGTGGTAGAGAAGATTTAATTCCAAAAGATTATGAAGTAGTTGATAAAAGAGTGACAAAGCCGATAGAATTTCCTACGTTTAAGTTTGAACTACGACCAAGCCAGCAAGAAGTTTTTGACAAAGTCGACAGCAGTTGTATTATAAACGCTTGGGTAAGCTGGGGTAAGACATTTACTGCCTTAGCAATCGCATCAAATCTTGGTCAAAAAACTTTGGTTGTTGTTCATACTTTAGCTCTGCTAAAACAATGGCAAACAGAGGCGAAAAAAGTCTTTGACATTGATGTAGGAATTATTGGTGCAGGTAAATTCAATATGGACAGCCCCATCGTAATCGGGAGTGTCCAGAGTTTATACCGTCGAGTCGCAGATATTTCTGACCAGTTCGGAACTGTGATTTTAGATGAAATGCATCATGTAAGTAGTCCTACTTTTGCTAAAATTGTAGATAAAAATAAAGCAAGATATAAGATTGGATTATCAGGTACGATTGAAAGAAAAGATGGTAAACATGTAGTGTTCAGAGATTACTTTGGACAAACAGTACATAAGCCACCAAAAGAAAACTATATGACCCCTAAGATAGATATAATATCTTCAGACGTAAGATTTATGGATGGGCAGAACATACCGTGGGCAAATAAGGTTACACACCTCTCTTACCAAGAGGAGTATGTACACTCTGTTGCTATGATAGCAAGTGCCTACGCAGCTAAGGGTCATAAAGTTTTGGTTGTCTCAGACCGAGTAGAGTTTCTAAAAACTTGTGCTAAACTGAGCGGCGATGAGGCTATAGCAATTACAGGAGATATACCTCACGAAGAACGCCCAAAACTGATGAAACAGCTTTGGCATGATAAAAATATTTTATATGGTACACAGTCTATATTTTCAGAAGGTGTATCACTCGATTGCCTTAGCTGTCTTGTCTTAGGAACTCCTGTAAATAATGAACCTCTACTCACTCAGCTAATAGGACGTATCATCAGAATCCATGAAGATAAGTCCCAGCCTGTTGTAGTGGATATAAATTTAGTAGGAAAAACGGCACGGAGACAGGCGAACAATAGACGAGGCTACTACATGAAGCAAGGGTACGAGGTAAATGACCTATGAAAAAATACTTCTTGACAGGAGTTGAATTTTTTAGTATAATATATGATACGATATAATTGGAAAAAGATCGCTAAAGACAGTAGAAACAAGGTTTCTGATATCTTACTTATTGTGTGGTACGTGACTTATCAATACCCGCCAACAAGTAAGCGTGACAGACTCTTTAAATTCTACGGAAAAGATTATTCAGGCGATAGTTTTTTACTAAATCCTGAGTTCATTTATAAGCATCGTAAGTCCGCATCTGATTCAGAGTGGGCAGAGTACATCGCTGTAGCATCTTTTAGAAGTTATAACGAATATTTAACAACAAATAAATTAACAATAGAACTAGCACGACTTCCCAAAGGCGTGCAGAACATTATTAAAAAGAATAGGCTACTTAAGATCGAAGATGGACAAGTTCATTTTAGATATGAGAAGTCACAAAAGGAGAAATAAAAATGGCATTAAAATTTGCACAATTAGAAGGTAAGGCTAAGAAGTCTTCCATAAATCAGTTTCAATATCAAGACGGCGACAACGTCGTAAGAATGGTAGGAGATATCCTTCCTAGATACGTATATTGGATAAAAGGTGAGAACGCAAAGAACATTCCTATGGAGTGTCTTTCCTTCAATCGTTCTACAGAGTCTTTTGACAACAAAGAAAAAGATTGGGTAAAAGAATACCACCCCGAAATGAAATGCGGTTGGTCGTACGCAATACAATGTATTGATCCAAAAGACAAGCAAGTCAAAGTCCTCAACTTAAAGAAAAAATTACTGGAGCAAGTAATGCTTGCTGCAGAAGACCTTGGTGACCCTACTGATCCTGAAACAGGTTGGGATGTTCACTTTAAAAGAGTTAAGACTGGACCAATGGCTTTCAACGTTGAGTACCAATTACAGGTGCTTAGATGTAAAACTAGAGCATTAGATGAAGACGAAAAAGAGTTGATAGAAGGGTTGAAATCTATGGATGAGGTACTTCCTCGCCCAAGCGCTGATGCTCAAAAAGAACTATTAGATAGAGTTAGAGCAGGTGGTAGTGATACTCCTGATGCAGAAGTTGCCTCTGAATTTTCAGATGGCGAAGGAGAGCAAAAATGGTAGTTGTAGGGCAAGAGTTCCCCGAGTTTAAGATGTCTACTTGTGAAAGAGACAATAATCTTGGAACTGTAACTCAAGATGATATTGACTCTGAATGGACAATAATGTATTTCTATCCAAAAGATTTTACATTCATCTGTCCGACAGAGATTGCAGCTTTTGATGAAATGTCAGAAAGAGCTCAAGTTATCGGAGTAAGTGGGGACAATGAGTTTTGTAAACTCGCTTGGAAACAAGACAATGACCTCATACGAGATATAAACCATACGCTTGCAGCAGACTCAGGCATGGCACTAGGCTATGAACTAGGAATAGTAAGTGAGGAAGAAGGTGTTCATTATAGAGCGACATATATTATTGATCCAAATAATATAGTTCAACACCTATCTATAAATGCATTAGATACAGGCAGAAGTGCACAAGAGATTAATAGAACTCTTGCAGCACTTCAAGCAGGTGGTTTAACAGGTTGCAGTTGGCAACTAGGAGATGATTTCGTAGCATGATTTTATTTACAGCAGATTGGCATATAAAACTAGGACAGAAGAATGTACCCGTAGAGTGGGCTACAAACAGATACCGTGAGTTTTTCGATCAGATTAAGACGATTGAGAAAGACGTTGATCTGCATATCATTGGGGGAGATTTATTTGATAGACTCCCCTCAATGCCTGAGTTAGAATTATATTTTGATTTTATTAGTGGAGTTACTATTCCAACAATTATTTTTGATGGAAACCACGAAGCTACTAAAAAGAATAAGACGTTCTTTACTCAGTTAAAATCTGCAACTCAAAGGTTAAACCCTTTAGTTACTGTCATTGATGAAATAACAGTAACAGAACAATACACTATATTACCGTATTGTTATTTACATAGGAAGTGGAATCCAGTATTGGACTTAAATATAAGAAACCCTCTATTCACACACGTTAGAGGATCTATACCACCCCATGTGTCTCCTGAGATAGATCTCAATAAGTTAGCACAGTTTCCGATTGTGTTTGCAGGAGACTTACATAGTCATTCTAATACTCAATTAAATATTGTATATCCAGGTAGTCCAATGTCTACCCAGTTTCACAGAACAAAAGTGCAGACAGGATATCTATTAATTGATGAAGATAGTTGGGAATGGGAATGGAAGGAGTTTAAACTACCACAACTAATTCGAAAGACGGTGACAGACCCGAACGCCATGATCCCAACTACATACGACTATACGATCTATGAGCTAGAGGGGGATGTCGCCGATCTTTCATTGATAAAGAACTCAGAATTACTTGATAAAAAAGTAGTCAAAAGAAAAACAGAAGCAACTCTCATACTCGATTCAGATATGAGTATGGAAGAAGAGCTAGCAGAATACTTGAGTTATATTCTGGAATTAAAGGAAGAAACAGTAACAAACATTTTAGGAATATTTCATGATAACTCTAAAAACGCTGAAGTGGGATAACTGCTTTAGTTATGGAAAAGATAACCATATTAATCTTAACAATAGTACTCTCACTCAACTGGTGGGTACCAATGGCATGGGCAAGTCTTCCATTCCACTTATTATCGAAGAAGCCTTATACAACAAGAATAGTAAGGGCATCAAAAAAGCGGATATACAAAATAGATTTGTAAATGCAGGATATAATATAAACCTTACTTTTGCTGTAGAAGATACAGACTATGCGATAGATGTACGCAGAAGTAGAGGAAGTATAAAAGTTAAATTATTTGAAGGTGACGAAGATATTAGTAGTCATACTGCAACTAATACTTACAAAACAGTCGAGCAGATACTGGGTCTGGACTTTAAAACATTTACCCAACTTGTTTATCAGAATACAAACGCATCTTTGCAGTTTCTAACAGCAACAGACGCTAACAGGAAAAAGTTTTTGATAGACTTGTTAAACTTGGAAGATTATGTCGCATACTATGACGTTTTTCGTGAGCTTGCAAGGACTTCAGGTCAGCAACTTGCGGAACTAGATGGAAAGTCGAAAACTATTGTAAAATGGTTAAATGAAAATAAATTGAGTGATAGTACCATACTTCCAATGATAAAATTACCAGAATATTCGGAAAAAGATGAGAAAGAACTACGTTCTTTATCTATAGATTTTGAAAATATCGCAGAAAAAAATCAAAAAATTAACGAAAATAATACATATAAGCAGTTATTTTCCCAGCTAGATATGAAATTATTACAAAGTAAATTAGCTGAGCCAGAGTCTTTTGATGACTTAATTTCTAAGAAAGGCAGACTTGGCGGATATGTTTCTGAGTGGGAAAAGAAAGAAGAAAAGTATAAAAACTTAGAAGGCACCTGCCCAACTTGTGAGCAGTCTATTCCAGAAGACTTTGTTGAAAGATGGATAGTAGAAGCACAAGAGCAAGTAGAAGAACACAGAAACCGACTAGGGGAACTAGACGTAGAAATACAAGCTAGGATAAAAGAAAAACAAAAGTATAAAGAGTATGTAAATACGAAACGAGAGTTTGAAGATTTACATTCTCGAATAGATAATAATTTACCTAGCGAAACACTAGATGGCGGTGATTTGGCTGTTAAGATAAAAGAGTTGAAAGATAGTATCACTCACGCCAAATCGCAGATACAGGAAATAGCAGAAGAAAATGAAGAAAGAACCAAGAAAAACACAAGGATCCAAGTTATCCTTGAGCAAACAGCAGAGTTTGAAAAAGAACTTGAAGAAATTACGGAAAAATTATCTAAAGTCGAAGAGACCGCAGGACACATAGAAGTCCTCAAGAAAGCTTTCTCCACCAACGGTCTTATTGCATATAAGATTGAAAACATGGTAAAAGAGTTAGAAGATTTAGCGAACGACTATTTAGCAGAATTAAGTGACGGACGATTTAGCATCAACTTCGTAGTAACAAATGACAAGTTGAATGTAGAAGTCACAGATGAAGGAAATATTATTGATATAACGGCACTAAGTAGTGGCGAATTGACCAGAGTTAACACAGCGACTTTAATCGCTATACGAAAATTGATGAGTAGTATATCGAAAAGTCGTATTAATGTTCTTTTTCTTGATGAAGTCATAAATGTACTTGACGAGCAAGGAAGAGAGAAGCTAGTAGAAGTTCTATTGAGAGAAGAAGGTTTAAATACATATATTGTATCTCACGGCTGGACTCACCCTCTTTTAGACAAGATTGAAGTCTTAAAGACTGATAATATAAGTAGATTGGAATAATGACAGCAAGAAATAGGAGAAGATGCTTTAGAATGAACAAAACAAAACAGACAGTAGATTTTATACACTCATCAGATTTAGATGAGTTTGCAGCCTTTTGTCGTCGTATGTGGTTAGATTACTGCGACGAACATGGGACTGTTTTTGGAGGTATATCCCTCTCATACGAGGAGTATACTAGTAAATATGGCGATTATTTAATGGAGAAATATGGCGCAAGTAAGAAGTGATTATATCGAAGTAGAGAGCGTCCCTAAGCCAATTAAAGACAATTTAATTGTAAAACGAGGAGAAGTTGAAGCAAAGGAAACGAGTGGAGGGATAATTATCCCTGATTCATCGCGGAGACTTGATAATAGTGGCACAGTAGTTGGGCTCGGTGACTATGGAAAGCTAACTCGTACTGGGGTACAAGTTCCCTTCGAAGTAAAAGTAGGAGACAGAGTGTATTTTGAATGGCACGCTGCACAGAAAAAGGTAAAGGTTGGAAACGACTTTTATGTAATATTAACAGAAAAAGATATTCTATTCGTAGAAGAGGACGACTAATGGTAGACCCAAGAGCAAAAGGCGCAACAGGAGAGCGTCAAGTAAAAGAATTACTAAAAACACATACCAACTTAGATTTTGAAAGAGTACCAATGTCAGGCGCACTTGAGTTTATGAAAGGTGATTTGTTTGTACCAAACGAAAAGAACAATTACTGTATAGAAGTAAAAAATTATAAAGATAATCATTTTACTGACAAAGTAATTAGTACAACATCTAACCAATTTATAAAATGGTGGGCACAGTCAACAGAACAGGCAAAAAGAGCTAGTCAAAAGCCTGTACTCTTTTTCAAGTACAATAGATCAAAAATTTATGTCGCTCAAGAAGATGAGCCACAAAAGGTTGATAGGTGGATGTATGTAAAGCACTTGGATTGTTATGTTTGTTTAGCTACGGATTGGCTAATCTTTGAACAACCGAGGTTTATAAATGGCTAAAAGTTTCATGGATATGGGGAGCGAAGCTCCTCGTGAAAGAGTAATAGTTATTGATGCACTTAATCTAGGATTTAGATGGAAGCATCAAGGTCGAACGGATTTTGCAGACGATTATATGCGTACTGTAGAGTCTCTTGCCAGCTCCTACAACTGTGGCAGTATTGTCATAGCTGCAGATTGGGGGAGCAGTACCTTTAGACAGGGTATATATCCTGAATATAAAGGAAACAGAAAAGAAAAATACGAAAAGCAAACACCTGCAGAAGCAGAAGCTTTTCAAAAATTCATAGAAGAAATGGAACGCACTCTTGCACTTATGGACAAGAGATGGTGTGTTCTGCGCTTCAAAGGAGTGGAAGCTGACGATATTGCAGCTTACATAGTACAAAATAGAGAACAGTATGGAATCGATCACATATGGTTGATGAGTACTGATAGAGATTGGGATTTACTTATAAGTCCAAATGTGTCACGCTTTTCTTATATAAATAGAAAAGAAACTACACATGAAAACTGGAGTAAGGATCATAATTATTCCGTAGAAGAGTATATCACAATCAAATGTTTGATGGGAGATTCTGGAGATAATGTACCAGGCATACCACAAATCGGTCCGAAAAGAGCAGAAGGTCTAGTAAAAGAGTTTGGAAGCGCGTTTGATATTTATGACGCAGCACCATTCAGTAGTCGATATAAATATATGCAGTCACTGAATGAAAATATAGACCAGTTGCTTACAAATATGGAACTGATGGACTTACTCGCGTATTGCGAAGAAGCCATTGGGAGCGAAAACACAGTAACAATCGACAATTCATTGTCAACATATATTTAGAAAGATGACTTATAATATTAAAATAGACTATAAACAGGACAAATTATTGCCTGAATTTAGTATAAAAACTTTAGAAGATAGGTATATGGTAGCGGGAGAAACGTCTCCACAAGAAGCATTTGCTAGAGCAGCTGCTGAGTACTCGGATAGTGATGAGATGGCACAACGAATATATGAGTATGCAAGCAATCTTTGGTTCATGTTCAGTACACCTATTCTATCAAACGGAGGAACATCTAGAGGGCTACCTATTAGCTGTTTCTTGAATTATATCCCTGATAGTAGGGAAGGAATAACAGACCATTACACAGAAAATGCGTGGCTTTCTTCAGTTGGAGGCGGCATTGGAGGCTATTGGGGTTCTCTTAGAAGTGTCGGGTCTAAAACATCTCATGGGAGCGAAAGTACAGGTGTGATACCTTTTATGAAGGTAGTTGATGCAGAAATGCTTGCTTTCTCACAAGGCGTTACAAGACGTGGCAGCTATGCCGCATACTTAGATATTAGTCACCCTGAGATAGAAGAATTTTTAGATGTTCGTAAGCCAACAGGCGGAGACATAAATAGAAAATCCATAAACCTTCATCACGCAGTTGTAATACCTGATGCGTTTATGCAACTTATAGATAGAGCAACAAGAGAAGAAGGGTTTGATGATGGCTGGGATTTGATCGATCCACATAGTGGAGAAGTGAAGAAAACAGTTTCAGCAAAAACATTATGGGTAAAGTTAATCCAAAATAGAGTTGAGACAGGAGAGCCATACATCATGTTTGGTGATGCAGTAGACGAGGCACTTCCAGAGTTTCAAAAGAATCTTGGATTAAAAGTAAATCAAAGCAACTTATGTAGTGAGATAACTCTCCCTACAAACGATGATAGAACAGCAGTTTGTTGTCTATCAAGTGTGAATTTGGAAAAGTTTGATGAGTGGAGTAAACACCCTCACTTTATTGAAGATCTAATAAGATTCTTAGATAACGTACTTGAAGCTTTTATAGAAAAAGCACCAGATTCACTTGCTAAAGCAAAATATAGCGCACAACAAGAGCGTAGTATTGGACTAGGAGCGATGGGATTCCATGCGTATTTACAGAAAAATAATATACCCTTTGAGTCGCCTATGGCAAAAGGGTTTAATCTACGAGCTTTTGCACATATTAAAGAGAGGGCTACACAAGCTACAAAAGACCTTGCATTGGAGCGAGGTGAGTGTCCAGATGGAATCGGCTATGGAGTTCGCAACGCGCACTTATTGGCGATTGCTCCAAACGCTAGTAGCGGTATTATTTGTGGTAATACTAGCCCTAGCATTGAGCCTTACAGGGCTAATGCTTTTACTCAGAAAACTAAGACAGGCAGTTCTTTACTTAGGAACAAATTTCTTGAAAAACTACTCGAGGACAAAGGATTTAATACTGAAGAGGTATGGAAATCAATAATTACGAATAGTGGAAGTGTACAGCATTTAGATTGTTTAACGGAGTGGGAGAAGAATGTATTTAAAACAGCAGTAGAACTTGACCAAAGATGGGTTGTAGATCATGCTGCAGATAGACAAGAGTTTGTGTGTCAAGCACAGAGTTGTAATATATTCTTTCCCGCTGACGTTTCTAAGCAAGAACTTCATAATGTGCACATGAGAGCCTGGGGCAGAAGAATGAAAACGCTATACTATTTAAGAAGTGAGGCTCTAAAAAGAGCTGATGTAGTCTCTGACAAAGTCTTAAGAGAGTACATTTTTGATTATCAAGACGAAGAAGGCTGTTTAGCCTGCGAGGGATAAAATGAGTTTATTACTAGAAGAAAGAGAGTTTTATAAGCCATTCAATTATGCTTGGGCTTATGAAGCATATAAAACACAAAATCAAATGCACTGGATTCCAGACGAAGTGAATCTTGCAGATGATTTAAAAGATTTTCGTGAGAAACTTACACCAGATAATAAGTTATTATTAACTAATATCTTTAGGTTTTTCACACAAGCAGATGTAGATGTTGCGGGTGGTTATGCAAACCATTACTTACCAACATTTAAGCAACCAGAAGTACGAATGATGCTATCATCATTTGCAAATATGGAAGCAGTACATCAAGACGCATATTCTTTATTACTTGAAACACTTGGGTATTCAGATGATGAGTACCAGTTGTTTCATGAAGTACAAGCTATGCAAGAAAAACACGAGTATTTAAGTAATTTTACTATAGATACTCCGTATGAAATGGCAAAAACAATGGCTGTATACAGCGCTTTCACAGAGGGCGTACAGTTATTTAGTAGTTTTGCTATTTTATTGAACTATCCCAGACATAACCTTATGAAAGGTATGGGACAGATAGTGACATGGAGTGTACGAGATGAGACACTTCATGTTGAAAGTATGAGTCGTTTGTTTAAAGAGTTTATACGAGAAAATCCAGAGTTATGGAATGATAAATTAAAGTATGAAATCTATTGTGCGGCTGAGAAGATTGTTGAACTTGAAGATCATTTTATTGACACTTGTTTCGACAATGCAGAGATACCAGATCTAAAAGCGAGTGATGTAAAAGAATATATTCGTTACATTGCTGATCGTAGATTACTTGGTATAGGCATGAAAACAATTTTTAATGCAAGAACAAACCCACTTCCGTGGTTAGACTATATACTCAATGGTGTTGAGCATACCAACTTTTTTGAAAACCGTGCTACAGAGTATGCTAAAGCGAGCACGACTGGAAATTGGCAGGATATATTTAAATGAGTACTCAAGTAGATCAAGAACCGATTTTGGAACTAGATGGTGAAAAATACATCATATCAGAACTATCTGATGAAGCAAAAGTTATTATTGGTAGACTTCAAATAAATGAAGACGAATTAGTAAAAGCACAGATAGTAGTTGAAAGGCTAATGCTTTCGAAAGAAGCATATACAAGTAGACTAAAAGATGCTGTAAAGGCAGAACCAGAATCTGAACCTGAAGAAGTAGTAACTTCTTAAATAAAAAACCCGCTTAGTGCGGGTTTTTTATTATTCGATACTTTCTGTATCAGGATTCCATGTCTTACCTATATTAGAAACTTGTGATACCCATGTATCAATCTCAGACTGGGCTGCTGTTTGTGCCGCTTTTATTATCTGAGCATCAGTATTACTGCCTGTTGTAACAGACTTACTAATTGCAAGTGATTTTCCTACCTCTGTTGTAACTACTAAAGTTACAAAAGTTTTTGAAGCATCATCTGGGTCAGTTTCAAACATATTTATTTCATATTTTAATGCCATTTTTTTCTCCTATTAATTACCTTGGAACACAAAACAGGCGATAGTAACAGTAATTGTCGATTGAATATAGTTAGCTAATATTACATCACCACCACTTATATAAACATTTAATTTATTATCTGTATTTGAACTATTTATAGCAATTCTGCCTGAAGGGTTTCCTACTTCTGTTGCTGCTGTTCCAGTTTCAGCAAATATTATACAATGATCATAAGTTATACCTACATTACTTCTATTTGCTCCTATAGAAATCAAAGCCGCAGTGTTTAAAATGCCTGATATTGTATAAGTTGCATTATTTGCTAGTGACATTGATCCATTGTTAAATAATAAATCTTGTCTGCCTCCTGTAATACCTCCCATAAGCTTCAAGGTGCCATCATATTTAATAGCCATTTTTTCAGCAAGTGTTCCATTATCACTTGTAAAGAAATTTAATTCTCCATAAGCATTATTACCCCCTGCTATCTGTCTGCCTTCTATTTTTGCTATTTTTCCTTGTCCTGTTTCAAAGACTTGATTTACCCTTGATGGGTTATTATCAACGGTGCTTTTTAATGTTAGGTGTTCAAAGGTAGTTGAGTTTGTGCCTCCTGTAATTAAAAGTAATGGGTCATCTTCAATACGAACTCTTTCTGCACCACCTGCACCTACAATTAAGGCATCACTAGAATGGTTATAATCTAAAAATCCTGCATATTGTTGTGCACCAGATGTACCATCAGAAAAGTACAAACCTGATTGTGAAGAGTTTCCAGAAGCAATAGTTATTCCTGTTTCTCCTGCTCCTGCAACCACTAAGTTATCTGCATAAGCACTATAGCTTGTAGGGGTTGAAGTTCCTATACCAACATTTCCTGCTGAATCAATACGCACTCTTTCTGAACTACTCGTACCAAAACTCATTCTACTTTCACCATGATTGTATATCAGCCAGCCAGCATATTGTGCTGCACCAGATGTTCCATCAGAAAACCAAATATTACCCGAATGATCTGTTGCAGATGCAATAGTCATTCCTACATTACCATCTGATTGATATAAAACTAAATCATCTGCATCTCCATGTGCAGTTGTTGCATCTGATGCTCCAATAAGAACTCGCCCAGAGCTATCGATTCTTACTCTTTCGCTTCCATCTGTGTTGAAATTTATATAATTATCATTTCTTATTCCAATAGCATTACTAAGATCAGAATTATCTCCTAAGAATAATCCACTAGATCCGCCCATCATATACAGGAAATTATTTGAGCTTGCTAAAATACTATTATTTAAACCTGAAAAAGAACTCACAGGACTAAATTCTAAGTGTCCTGCTTCTTGTAAAGTCATCATAGTTGTGCCTGCTTGTTGGAAATCTAAGTCTTTAGCTGCATCAGTTGTAATTATACCTTCACTAACTCCATGACCAAGAGATAAAGTTCTTGTACCTATTGTGTCTAGTACATGAAGTGTAAAAGATGGTGAAGTAGTTCCGATACCAACATTAT